TGGTCGAGGTCGAAGCCATTGCCGCTCAGATAAAGATCATTCATCGAAAATCTCACTTATAAGAAAGGAATTCTTGCCTTGCCAATACTAACTCTGCTTTAGATGGAAGTAGTGCCTTATCAAGATCGCCTACCATATCCATTGCTATCATGCACGGCTTGGTTAGTGCCATAAACAGCGGGTTTATTTTTGATGATTGATACCACTTCGCAAGGTTACACATCGAATGTTTATTGATACGTTCTAAACAAACTGCTGTGGCATCTTTCTCGGCGACTTGGAGATCAAACCAACGCTTCATATCGCGAAGTCCACGCAGCATTCTCTTATGATGCTGAGCTCGTGCAAGAAGCTTTTCGTAACAAGCTTTCAGAATGTTGTTTTGATGAAAAAGACTTAAGCCTTTGAAAGCTATGCGATTGTGCTTGGCGTAGTCTACTGCTATACAGAGAAATTGTTTTATTTCGTCCCTATCTAACCGCCAATTCTTGAAATTTTGATGCATCTTAGTAAGATATCGCCACTGGTACGTCTTTCGCCTATCCGTGTGTTTCGGCAATTTAAGTACAATATTGTACTTGGCAAAAGCGTCAACGCTCAACTGCCAGAGATCATCTAATTCTGGTTCTAATTCTGAGGGGATCATGGCAGCACCTGATAATATCCAAGCAGATCAACACGCAGAGCCACAAGAGAAAATTAAATCAGACACAGAAAATCTTATAACGTCATTCTCCGAAGAATGTGAACGTCTCAAGATCAAGAACGCCGCCGCTATTGTGCTTGATCCAGAATCAAACACGCCAAGGATTTACTTACATGGCCATTTGTATGACACTGCAGTGATGTTAAGCCAAGTGTTGCGGCATGTCAAACAGGAATTGAATGGTCCTTTGGCTTAATCATTCTTTATCGTAAAAGAAGCTTTCTATCTCGAGTTTTAGACCACGTTCTCTAGCCTGGCTATGGCATTTCTGCAATAGCTTCACAAGTGGATGTATATGATCCAATGGGAATCTGTATATCATCATGGAGAGTTTTTTATATCGCACTGGCACGCAAGGCGTTCTGTCCAGTTTTCTGAGATCTTGCAACATATACTCTACTGCAGCATCTATGTTACTGTCATCGTCGCCGTGGTAAGCTTTAATCGATCCTTCAATCGACCTAAGAACGCTTTCAAAGTCCGCAAAAGCATAGGCCTGGCTTGATGATTCATCATATACGATGAACCAAAGTGTTAATTCAAGGTCTTTTAATCTTGCTGCGAAACTTGCCATATTCTTCCCGCATCATTTTCTTAAGTTCATCTGGGTCAATATCTGCGCAAACGCCAGCTTCTGCGATATGTATGGTGTCGCCGCTTTCTACTTCGCCTGTATAGAATTGAATAAATTGGCTTGGTGCTATAGCGAGGAAATAATGTGGTATAAACCGATCGACGTGGCATGACTGCCCACCAACGACTGACTCGATGTTTACGCCGGCTGAATTAAAAGTGACCACGGAAAGTATGCCGAAGTTTACATAAAAACTATTTCTCTTGGCCTCGTGGTAGTGAAGTGAGCTGTGCCCCCCAGCAAAAGCGAAGCACGCTTCTGTGGCCAAGAAACGCTCATCAAGCATGGGTACTGTATACCCCCACGCTTCCGGCGTCATCTACTACCTCCTATCACTGCATTCTTTTCATAATAGTAATTTGTCTTTCTATCACCAAGAACAATCAGCTCATTTAGACCGATACCATCAGTACCAGCCTCAGCCAATTTACCAGTAGGCACCACATTCTCTGATGGAGAATATAAATCAATATACGAGACGCCATCTATGACTTCTATGGCCTCGATCAAGTTACTTACATACAATGCTTGACCCATCTCCCAATTGGCCAAGTCGAAGAACTCATCGACAGCAGCTTCCACCTTCTCCTTGACGACTGAAGCGTCCGCGCTCCTACTGATAACCACCACCATGTCGAGATTAATAGACTTCATGGTGCCTGGTAGCACTACCACCTGGTCCGTGAACACATTCATCGATTTGATGTACGTCTCTAAGCCCTGCTTTAGTCCGATGTTTGGTATGGCAGGCCTATTTTCAGGCCCCTCCGCAAGTGCATAGACCTCAACAAGGTTAGCGTTCACGCTAGTTCGAACAGTCGCAACAGCCTTGCTAATAGCACCATAGGCTGGGTGCCTGAACGATTGTGCAGCCTGCGCATAGTCATCAGCTGTGACAATGCTGCGCTGCATAGCAAACTCACGGGGGGCGCGCCTCTTTGCTTGGGCTAACGTCTCTTTATCTGTGCCACCATTACTAGGCGTGATGTTTCTGAAACGCACTGTAGTCGGCGTATTAATAGGCGGTGCCGGAATCAGCTGGCGAACTGTGTCAATTAGACCAACACCAATTCGGCCACGAACACCGCCACCTTCGCGGCAGAAGAAAGTGATCTCTGCGCCAGCCTCAGGGATTGTACCAGTGATGCCGTCGCCAAAGCGGAACGTCACAACATCCTCGTAGAAGTTTACTTCGACTACCTTATCATTAGGCCCATATCTCTCAATAGGTTCATATATTGGCATCCATATCTGGCTATTGTCACCATATGCCACTACAATTCTCATAGGCGATTCTAAGATATCGCGCGCTTGTATGCTGAATTTCTGGCCCTGATCGCCGGTGCTTACGACCTTGAAAGGCGATGCGTCTCGGCCCTCAAGACCCCAAGCTATCACTCCGCGCTTTCCAGCAGAAACCACGATCGGACTAACATAGTCGTTAGGCGCACGGAAGATCTGATAAAAAGTCTGCTTATTATCAGGACCTACGAAGTTGAATTGCGTACCTGCTTGAATTCTGATGTCGCTGTTAATCGGCTGATCTACGCTACATTCAATATCAACAGTCGCCGGTGTCTGACGTTTGATCTTCTGATTGATGAGTGCTAGGTGGTTGCTGACAGCTTCTTCCGTCAGTGCTGTCGGCAAGGTACTTTCATTTGCGAGCAGGTCGGCCCTCAACGACAGCTTGCCGACGACTGCAGAGACAACGTCAACCAGCATCATAATGCCATTGCTTTTGACGAAGTCATTAAAATCATTTGGGTAATATGACTTAATGTACTCAATAATAGCTCTTCGGGCAGTCTCGTAGTCAAGCCCAGAGAAGTCTATACTTCTCAAAGAAGCGGCTACCAGTGGGACGCCGAAGCCATCCGGCGACGTTGGCAGGTTAAATCGCGTTTCATCTGCCATTTGCACTACCCTCGATTGGAATCTCTAAGTTTAGCACAGTATTCGGGTCATTCTTGAGTGACCCGACGACCTGCACAATCATGGCATTCCCTGGATCATTCATTCTTATGTCGATCATACTGAGATTTACTCTAGGCTCATACGTTGTAACCTTATTGTATATCTCTTGGCGCAGCGTCTCAATGGTGCCCTCTTCCATCTGATCGAATACCATTGAGCGGAGGTTTACACCAAAGTTCAGATCATACACACGTTCACCAGGAACCGTCAAAAGAAGCTGTAATAGATCGTTTTTGATAATCTTCTCGTCCTCTTGACGGCTCATAACGTTTTGTGGTCCACCAAAGAAAGGTGGATTGTATCCAAATACCATTGCCATCAGTTCACCAGTTTGCAGAGAGTGAGGTATTGGTTACGCAAATCGTCCGCAGTCAAGACGAGGCCGTTAGCCAACGCTATTTGTGCCTCTAAACCGAGTTTGAGCTCAGAGAGCCTCTTATCAATGTTCAACACTGCCTTTGACAGTTCTTCAGAGCCGCCAATTGCAGAATTTGCGAACACCGACGCACTCTTGGTCTTCTCAGCTTCGCTTATCGACTTGTTCAGTCTATCTATCTCTATCTCTGCATCAGCTCGCTGCTTGATTGCAGTGTTAAGACGTTGCCTTACTTCCTGTTGACCACGCTTGATGGCTTCTAGAAAACCGGCTTGGTCTTCGGCACCGATGCCGATGTCGGAAAGATCATACTTGTTAGTGTCATGCCTTACTTCCGTATCGAAGCTCACCAACATCGGTGCCACTATCTGGGTAGCGGCGTCTTCGAATTCTAGAACTTGGCCTAGATCTATAGCCTTAACACCGCTCAACACATTGCTGGGAGCAGATTTCGTAACGGTTACAGCCAAGGCTCCATATGGCGAAACGGCTGGTGGCTGAGTCGGGCGGTTGACTCTGCGATTGACTAGTGCTTCGGGTAACTTCGGAAATACTAAACTACTTCGGGGTGGGAGATTATTACTTATAACGTAGGTTACGCTGGCGCTGTCCGAGTTTTTAGCGGGCAGCACATTCTTATAAAACCCAGTTGGATACTTTATGATCATAAATTATATTCACTTTAGCAGACCATGCTCCACCTCTTCAAGAGGACAGTCTTCATATGGTCCGTTATAGGTCTTGGCGCGGTCTTCTGGCTCAACTTTAGCAGGTTTGGTTGGTTTCGGGAACGCAGCTAAGCTAGGTGGCGATACCACAGCGGCACCACCCTCGACAAAGCTACCAGCTATGACAGTCCGCGCATTCAACACGTCAGTACTGATCTTTGTGGCTACATTCAATCCGTCGCCGGATAGTGCGGCTTTAGCTCCTGCCGACTGCATGATGATGCCGCTTCTGGCTAGCAATTCGATAGTACCCTCAGATTGAAGTCTGATCCTAGTGTCGGAAAAGATACCCACTTCACCCTGGCTATATATCTCAATCATACCACTTGAATTAAGATTAAGCAACAGCATGTGCTTGTTTTGGTCGTCCAAGACCTGCAACATTTCAGAACCACTCTTCGCACGCCAACAGCTCAACTGATATTTCTTACTCATCCAGAACCCACGGCGTTCAGCGTCGACAAGCTCGACCCACGGACCATCACCTTCTTCGCAATCACGCGCCTCAAATCCTTGATTTTCACCACCAGACGCGACCGTTACAGATGGCTTGTCTGGACCTTTGCCCTTGCCGGCACGAGTCTTAAGTCTGATATATTCATTATCACCATCTATCTTGAGGTGGTGACTATTGGACTCGGCCACCTTAGCAGTCGGTTTGCGGACAAATTCGTTTTCTGACAGGCCCTTATATGGCGCAGGCCAATCCGGTAGATTAGCTGCGAGCATCAGGTATTGGTATCGGTCATTCAACTCGATAGTATTCCCAAGCGGCGAACCCCAGGTGCTGTGATTAGCATCATTATTCTCGTTAAATTCCCAGAAGAATCCCACTGGTGTACCAGTCTTGTCCTGCTTTTTGCTCGAAGCCGTGCGCCGCCCCTTAATAAGGATACCATTGCCTCTTGGGGACTCTTCGGCCTCAGCAGCCTGCTTGCTGCTACCACGATCATCGATGGCAAATTTGTAGCCGTGCCTGGAGACGAATCTGATGAAGCGAGCGTCCTTGTCTTTCCAGTCCTCCAGCTTACCAGTTGGTTCGCCGAGTCGGTCTTGTTTGTTAATATCTTCTAGTAGTGACGATTTGATTGTTTCATCCTTGCTGGGATCTGAGCCGATGTCACTGAGCTGAATCAACATTCCAGCCTTCGTGCGTAGCTTGATCCAACGCTCGTCACGCTCACGTTCATCGCTTAAATAGGCTTCTTCAGTATAATCTGGGCGCGATTTGCTGTTGAATGGCCCAGGCTGTGCCCAACCGACATCTCTTAACTCGAACTTATGCCCATATCGCGTCTGGATTGACACCTTGCGCTGGTCTGTCTGCTTTGGCTTGTCCTCGTTAGCGAGTTTTTGGTACCATTTCCACCGCTTTATTTCGAAATCTTCATCTTTCTGCGCATTGCCGGTGAACTCGCCGACGCTGTCGTTGTTCTTCTTCCAATAGTAGCCAACATCAGACATGATCATCATATGGCCATATTTAGTGGCCCTCATCATGTATTTTCTGTCTGGATCGTTTACCTTCGGGTTTGAGAAGCTCTCGCGACCTAAAGCATCTGGTGCTATTTCATGCTCCGCTGGATAATATCCAACCGCACTGTGCATGTCGATGTTGCCGTATCGATCTTGCCAGCCATGTGACATGGGCCTACCATCTTTGGGCAGGTAGTCCTTGTCGAAGTCATTTTTCGATGGTAGCGGATTGCCGCTTACGTCATAGCTCTCGCCCGTTGGGCGATGGATCTGCGGTAGAGCATATAATCTTCTTTTAAGCGGATCGGCAAATCCGGTGTAAATTGGCCCGTAAGGATGTTGTTTTTCGAAAGTGACCCATACCCAATCGCCGATACATGGAGAAATGAATCTCTTCGCATTTCCACCCAGATCAGTCGCAGGATTGGCCCATGGGCACATAGCGACTTCAAGGTCGGCGTCATGCATATCAGGGCAGCGGAATCGTACCCGACCCATGTTCAATGGGTCATTGGTTTCTATTATTAATGATCTGTATTGGCCTGGGAACCTTTCATTGAGAGGCTTCGATCTCGCCTCCATGAATTTCGTCCAGGTTTCATCAAAATTCATACAAGCAACTCCGGCATGAACAATTCAGGTTTTGGTATTTTAATTATCTCGCCCGTCTTCGGCCATGCGAACAGTTCCGGAACTTGATTATATGCAATTATTACCCAATCTAGGTGAGGGGTACGGTATACCACATTACTTATTTTGTCAGGCCTATTTTCAAGATCATTGGTAACAGTGAAACTATAATAATCTTCAACACGGATTTCTCGTTTAAATATTTCAGGCTTTCGCCACGAAGACTTTGTCACGCGGCTTTGATAAATGATAGTGTCGGTCAGTTTGAATCTTGATGGTCCTTGCATCATTGCCACTCCACTGGTCTCGGTGTACGCGCTTGCGGATTTTTCTCATCCTTCTTCTTTTCAGGTTCCAGAATATCGCTATCACATGAAGTCAGGTTCATCGTAACATTAGTTCGCAAAGGGAACACTTTGTCAAACGATGCCCTGTTGCTGACTCTGTCCGCCACCAGCGTGTCTGTATGCGAGATCCCGATAGATTCGCAGATGAATGGTGCGACTGCCGCTGCGTCTTTATAACTCCCAACCTCGTCAAACCCGCCAAAAAGCCAGAATTTTGGTATCAGTATTCTAAGATTTCTGAAACCTCCTTCGGCTTGGAATGTTATTGGGTAAGATCTAAGCTTCTTTAATATCGCTGCGATACGAACTGCCGTCCAAAATCCGCCTTCTACAATATAAGTAAATTCCATGGTGATTTTCTGCCCATCATTATCCTTCAATATGACAAATGGTTCCTGTCCTGGGATCTTGTCAGATGTCAGTGAAAAAGGCCGTTCGTGTTTGGTGATCTTTGGTGGAAATTGAAGCGGAATGGGCCAATTCCTGACCAGACTAATTATCAAAGGATTTCCACCAAGCTGAAAGCCCGGTGCCTTACTGAGACCAGAGACATAATTTATTAATATAAGAAAATTTTCAAGTATATTGCGATCGAAAGTTAGCGAACCATACGCAGGATTAGCCATGATTAAAACCAGCCTCCCAGATTGAACGATTCAGAATTGCTCGATGAGCTAACCGTTTGAGTGGTCGCAGAGGTGGCTGGGGTACTCCCATTGCGAGCTTCCCTCAATAAGTCTGTAATAATTTCAAGCTGGCGCAGTATATCAGGTTCCAGACTCTCATCTTCCCTAACGTTGTTGCCGCCAGTCTTCACCTGAACCTGGTTGATAGGCTGGGTGTCTACCTTCTTTTCGCTGACTTTTTGCTGCTCTTGGCTCGCTAGAACTGTGTCTTGATAGCTTTCGACCGCTTGTGTGGCCTGCTGCGCTGCAGCTATCATACTCTCAGCATTGATATCGATCGACCCAAGACTGTTGAGATTTGCAATGTTCTCAGCAAGTAATCCTAATGCATTTGCCAGACGGTCTACTTCGTCGGCAGTAACACTTAGGATTGGCACAGAAAATGCTAGTGATATCATCGCCATCTTGAAGGCGAGCGCGTTAAAGAATAGCTTCATCGAAACCATACCCAGCCCAAACGACAGCAAAGCCAATGAGTCTAAAAATCCGAATATATCAATCTCCGTGATCAAGTAGACTGCATCAGCGAGATAATACGCGCCGTCTGCCAGCATTGACCCAGCCATCATGAAGCTCAACCCAGCCATTTCCATGACCATTCCGTTTAAAAACAAGCTAGGTGCAAGAAATGTCAGCATTTGATTCGCGAATGCGATATACGGCAGAGTCTCGATTAGTGCAATCGCTGAATAAAATAATGAGTCGGCTATGATCGAAATAGCGTCGATCGCAATAATAAGGTCCTCTTGCACAGCTCCTATTTCAAGAAGGCCAGTCAGACCATCTGATAATCCCTGCAGGCCAGCCGATGCCTCGGCCAGATTGCTCAAATCCGGCATGTTGTATAATGCGTTCCCAATCCGCTCGATGTTATCTGGTGCATTCCCGATTTCGTCGAACAGTGTGACGCCATTTTTTAACTGGATGAGAATTTCATTGACATTGGACAAATCCGCAACCGACGCGGATATAGTCATGAATGCGTTAGCTATGGTTTGGAGTGCAGCCACACCATCTTGGTTTTCTGCAATATTAGTTAATGAATTATTTAATTCTGTACTGAATGCATTCACCTGCTCGGTTGAGCCAGTTGCATTAGCGATATCAGTAAAGCCTTGTCCTATGTCCTTAAGAACTGATGCCGAGGCTTCTAAACCGGCAAATGCAGTCAAGACTAGAGCCATGGCCATTGATTTTCCAATATCGTATTTATTGACAGCATCTGCGATGGTCATTAAGCCTTCGCCAATGCCCTTTGCGGCATTTATGGTTTCTTTGCTCAGGTCCTTTAGCTTAGTAGCGTTCGCGACAATCAGTGCCATGCCATTGCCTAAATTTAAAATCGCGTTGCCTACGATTTCTATGCTTTTTCTTACGAACCACATCGCCCCGCCAAATGCGAGCAACGCTATAGTCAGCACTATCAAAGCAAGCGTGAACGGTATCACCATCAATGTCACAAGGAACATGCCAACAGCTAACACGACCAGCGCACCAGCCGCGCTCCATATGCTGTCTGCCTGAGCCAAAAAGTTACCAAAAGCTGCCACGACCATGCTAATGCCTTCACCAGCAAGCCAAAGTGCAACTCCCATAGCTAGGAAGACGACCGCCAAGACTAACATAATGCCGATACCAATTGGTCCAAGTAACGATAGCAGAGCCACAGCACCGACCAATATTACCATCACCAAGAATATCGCTAGCACACCTGCCATGAGCTTGCCGAACGGAATATCTGCCAACATCTTCAAGGCATACGCCAAAATTACTATCGAAACAGCCAATATAACCATAGTGATGGCCATCAAAATCAACTTCCCTGGGGAATTGACTGCGATCTTGCTTAGCAAGAACACTGCGAGAATTAATGCTCCCATTAATAATAGCACCGCACCCAAAGCACTCCAGAGCTTACCATAGTCTAATTGTGCCAACATTACAATTGAATAGGCAAGTATTGCAACCGCCGCAGCCATGATGACCATGGCAATAGCCACTTTGATCATCGTTGTCGCGACATCCTTGAGATTCATGAAGAATTCTTTGATGCGTTCGCTCATCGATTTTGTATTAGTCGTGACGCTATTAGTGGTCTTGTTCTGGATGCCAAACAAACCAAGAAATTTGTCTTTAAGCCATACCAAGCCTCTACCAAGATACCCGAACAGGCCACCCAAATTTAAAATCTTTGAGCCATATACCATCAAGATCGCCCCGCCTATAATGAAAAGGCCCAAAATCGTCTTCATCATCTGACGAGTTTCAGCTGATGCGTCAAATAAATCAAAAAATGACCTCCAAAGCCAACGCAGTCCTTCTATTACCTTCACAACGGCATAAGCAACATATATAAGAATATCAAAGATCAGCTTGAACGCTGGGTAAAAATTCGAATAGATGAAATTCCCAATTTGCTCGACAATATCGCCGAAGAGCTCGTAAGAACGTGCTAAATTATCCGTTGCTGCTGCCCAGTCTTTGAATCCCGCTGTGATGGCTGCTGAAGGATCTGATTTCATCAATTCTCGATTCGCGGCCCGCATTTGTTTTTTTTGATTTATTTGCACCTCAGCTTGCTCGATAGTTAAATCCGTACCTTTTCTAAATTCCTCAACCTCTTTTCGATATGCTTCATCAGCTCCCATCATCGACTCGACTTGAGCTTGGTTCAGACCATATGATTCCCTAATGCTTTTCATGACGATAGCGTACTCTAACGAACCTTTCTCCAAACCTGCGAGTCGCTGTTTAATATTAGCACCTGCTCTTTGCCAAGCAACATCAAGATTTTCAGCAGATACACTTCCCATACCAGACAATGCCATTAGCTGAATACGAGATTCGACATTGCCCTCGGCTAATTCATTAAGTTTACTGACGACGCTACCAATGTCCGCTCCCACTTTTTTAGCAAAACCAGCAATCTGCGCCTTAGTTTCTGCAAAAGCCATCATGCCTTTTGCGGTCTTGGCGAATGCTCTATCAGCAAACCCTATCGGCACCGATAATTTTCTCGTTAATTCGCCAGCTTCTTTCGTATTAAGGCCATAATCACGCATCGCGTCAGTCACCGTCTGCATGACGGCAGCGCTCTGATTAATATTTAGACCTAGCAGTTCGTTTTGACGTGCCATTTCAGCTAATGATTCTGCGGCTATACCGGTGACACGCGAAAGTCTCGATATCACTACTGTCGTAGCTTCGATGCTTTCCGGCCTCATACCTTCTTCCATCAGAGCTTTCGTTGCTGCTAAAGCCTCATCCCCAAGCACGCCATACTGACCTGCTAGGAGTTGCGTATTGGCCACTATGGCTTCCTGATGTCCGTATGCTCTAAAATTGGCAGTCACAAATTTTTCAGCGGCTTTGCTCGAATCCAATATACCTTGATAGATCTTGCCTAGTGCTTTACTACTGAGGCCAAATGCCAGATTTGCCTTATTCACCCCAGATTCGACGTCCCCCATACCACCTTCCATGGTTTCTATGCTTTCATTGCTGATATCAAGTTCTTCATTTTGCAATTTATGTCCAAGGTTTTTCCTTTTGATTGCTTTAGTAACATTGTCTATCCCTTTAGTCTCTTTTGCAAAGCCAAAGATACTTTTCTTGAACTCTTGAGCAACTCCACCGGACATCACTGCCTCAGCGTAGGTACTGTAGACGGATTTTGCAGAATTCCAACCAATCGCAGCTTCATCAATTTGTTCGTTGGCCGCAGATATATCAAACGATTTGGACGCCGAACTTAATTTGTCTGCAAGCTCCTCTGATTGTCCTATGGATTTAGTTAGGTCGCAAGCCTCAGACACAGATTCCATGCCTGCGCGCAACTCGCCATTCTGTGCGATTGGCGTGGATAAGTCGGCGGATGACACGCCAGATAGCAGCAACTTCTTGAGCTGACCGACTTGTTCTAACTGCTTGCCGAGATCGATAGCATCAATCGCCTTGGTCATCATCTGCGACAGGTCATCAGATATCTTGGATACCTGATTATCGACAAATTCCTTTAGCGCGTCCTCAAATTTTTGAGAACGCAACTGTAATTCGATATTCAGACCTAGAACGTTCACATCAGCCATTATACACCCACTTTTCTGCCTTCAGCATCGTGCTCAAGCCTAGTCAGCAACAAATCGGTCACCCAATAAGACTTGGTTAGGCGATGGTGAAACCCACGAACGATCCAAAAGCCAGTGCTCCAGAAATAACCCCTCGTGCTATTGTTAGCCATATTGTTTAGCTGAACAAAGACGGTGTCTGCGCCAAGACCTATAGTATCTGAATATTCGCCATGACCAAACACTGTCAACAGCATTTTCAGACCGCCGTTCGACACATTGTAAAAAGTGTTTCTTGCCCTACCATCAATATAGTACTGGTATGGCACACCGATTTCACCATTACTAAGCAATTCTGGTATTGTGCCAACAATCGAGCTTCCAGTGAATGGCTTGCCATTGCCAGGCTGCGCATTGGCCTTAGTGAATCCCCGCTCTCTCGAAATCCTAGGCACGTACTTGTTGGTCGTTGTTTTATCCGATACCACTAAATAATTCTCGCCCTGATCCTGCTTATGATCAAGATAAGAACCGACGGTGCTCGAAGTACCACTGGTGATCATTTTGGTATCGACAGCACTGATTAAATTGTTCGCCAAGATTTTATGCTCGATTATGTTATCGTCTTCTGCGGAATACTTCATGTAATATCCGCGTCTACGTTCCTGTATTTTGGCTTGTTCCTTGATCACCAGATTGTTGCCATCCACGCCCATCAATAATTGTGTCTTGCTTTCAGTCAGACCAGAGCTCCATTCCAACAGAGACACCAAGAACGACTTGGGATCCTGCCGATACATGTTCCAAGTCACTTCATCGCTGCCTGCGAACCTTGTGACATCTACCGATGGCCTTTGACCATTTATCGTTATCCCGTAATCGTCTAAGAGCTGCCTGATCACGCCGTCAATGGTGCCTTTATATGCTCCACCAGAAGCATCTCCCATTGTGAGACCATAAGTGATTGGATCAATCGCTATGATTTCAAGAAAATTACCAGAAGACTCCAGAATCGACCTCATCGCAACAATCATACCGTATTGTGGTTTAGTCGCGGAACTCGGAAATTCACCTTCAATTGATCCTGCGAGCTGAAATTTAAGCCACTGCGGGCCTTTAAGAGATTCTACAAAATAACGTTGTTCAACCAATTCGTCGAACAGACTTAAGGCTGGATCATGCAAACGAGCCGAGAACAGATACCCGCCGTTTACAATTCCTTTAAAATTGACTTCATGCACAAAACTAGTAAAATCTGGGCCGCGCGTCGTATCAAAGCTAAAAGAAAGCCTTAGTGTCGGCTTCGTAGCGTGGATGGGCTTTGACATGAAGCTAACCTTGTATACCCTTCATGAACAAAAAAACATTCTACTAATATATTTAGGTGAATCAGATGGTTACGTAATAGGTTTGGATTCCCAGCAGGTGCCGACAGCTGAAAAACTGCTGATCCGAGAATTTATGAAATTGAATTCTGACCCTAAAGCGGTGATGCTCTTCGTCAAGAAACGGTGTCCCACATCGTACAGCAAAGCCTATCGAAAGATAAAATCAGCTAACCTTAAACTCGTGAAGACATACGAAATTTAGTCTTTAAACGATTTACGACGATTGGATTTACTTGTTCTATGCGCTCATCGAACATCAACCTGATCTGTGGGCGTTTTAACGATTTCTCAGTTATCAACTCGTTCCAGTCCTTAACTCCGTCCGGTGGTAGGCTAATGTAACTATTAATACCCGCCTGGCGTAATTTAACGCTATTCGTGAAAGCACTCTGAACACCGGCAGCATCGTTGTCTGGGGCAAGTATGACGCCTTTGGCTGGGTTCAGCAGTTTTAACTTATTAACTTGGCTGCTGGTCAATAGAGCCCCTCCGCTCGCAACCGCTTGTGCTCCCAGAGTATACTGATCGAAAATCCCTTCCGTGATGATGACGTACGAAC